CATCAACAAAGGCTCGCTGACCTGGGTGCAGGTCGTCCCTGATCCGATCAAGCAGACGCTGAACATCAAACGCCGTATTGGCATCACCGATACGCTGCAGCACAGAGCCTTCGGCAATGTGGCTGAGGATTCCATTCACTGCAGCACCTGGGCAATCTGCGCGGCGGTCTTTATGCAGCCCAAAGCAGCGCCAAGGTTGTTTTGCTTTCTGGCCTCTTTTTGAAGCGTTGCCAGCTGGGCAAGAATCTCTGCAGTAAAAGTCAGGCGATCAGTTTCCCAGTCAGCGCGGATAAGCTCCCGCGCACGGGCGATATAGGTGTCAGCAGTGCGGTCTGAAGCCTCCCACTCTTTCGCTGCGTACTGAAGGATCTCAGACCGGACAGCGCCGTTTGCCAAGAGCCGAGCTACGCGGTTGATGCGCATGTCCATCTCAATTTTGGTGGACTTTTTACCCATCAGTCCTCCGGCTGGCTTTGATCAAAGTGTGACGCAGAAGGGTGACAGATGGCGGTGTTACCGGTGAAGTCCTCCCAGCGCTTGACGATGACATCGCAATAGGCGGGGTCTAGCTCCATGAGGCGTGCGTGGCGGTGATCCTGTTCACAGGCAACCAGCGTTGCGCCTGAACCACCAAATAGATCAAGGATAATCTGACCAGGCTTGCTGCTATTACGAAGAGCGCGGCGAGGCAGCTCCACTGGTTTTTGAGTTGGATGAAATTTATTACTTGCTTCTTTTTGAAGCTCCCAAACGGTCTTCTCATCAGAGGGACCGAACCATTGTGGAGAGCAACCTAATTTAAAGGCGTAAATGCAAGGCTCGCAGTTGGGGATGTACTGAGCCATAAATGCACCTAATCCAGAGCGAACCTTGTACCACTGAATTACTGCCCGCAAATCAAGCGGCAAATTTGAGAAGGAAGCAAATGTCTCGACGCTTTTCCCAGAGGCGAACCAGATATAAAAAGCTGCGTGATCAGCAGTAACAGCCAACGCTGACGCAAGGGCATCGGCAAACAGATTTGTCAGGTCTGCACCTTGCAAAGCGTCATTTTTAATTTGACTGCGTTTTTTCTGATTGTGTCCGCCTTCATAGCTGACGCCATAAGGAGGGTCGGTGAAGACCATGTCAGCCTTCTTCCCATCCATTAGGCGTTCGACGTGCTGCGGGTTGGTGGAGTCACCACAGAGCAGGCGATGGTTGCCGAGGATCCACAGGTCGCCAGGTTTGGTGATGGGATCTTCTGGGGCCTCGGGTACGTCGTCAGGATCGGTTTTGCCTTCAACGGGATCAACGTCGGTGACGTTCAGCAGCTCATCAAGGTCGTCTTGATTGAACCAAGGCTCCAGGTCGTGCTCTTCAGAAAGACGGTGCAGCATTTCCTGATCCCACTCGCTGAGATCAGCGGTGCGGTTGTCGGCAAGGGCTAAGCCAACCTTTTGCTCTTCGGAAAGACCGGTGCGGCGTACAGCAATGACTTCGTCGCCTTCTGACTCAACGATGCGAACACGGCGGATGCCCGCAGCTTTAGCCCCGTCGATGGTGCCGTTACCGGCAAGGATGCGATTGTCCTCGTCAATGACAATGGATCGCGCTGCGCCGTAACGCTGCAAGGACTCTTTAATTAGATCAGATGAACGATCTGTGCGTCGGCGTGCATTTTTATGATCAGACTTGAGATCGTTTATTGATGCCACAAAAACAAGTGTCGTTCCTGCCTAACGCTAACAGGACCTGGCGGTTTCGTGCAGGCAGTTAAGAGCAACTGAGGTGATGTGAACCGCCTGATCGCGTGAAAGAAACCCACGATATTTGCGGCGCACTTGTTCAGCAGCTTCAAATAATTGCGCAGGTGTTGGCCTGCAGGCTCCAGATTGCAGCTGATCGGCTACTACATGCGCGAGTGGTCTGTTTTGCTGCTGTGCGAGTTTTTGATAACTTTCAAATTGCTTTTCTGGAATACGAATTGAGATTTTAGTGTTGGCCATCAGTAGCAAGACGCAGAATTGAGTTGATTTCGTTTAGCTGAGAAGAGAGGTGCCCATAGGAGTGCAGGGGCAATGGCGCTTGGTCTTCAATTGTGTTGTCGAGAATTGCAGAAGCAACGTCTTTGGCTTCATCGACAAGGATTGAAATACGCGAGACGACAGGTTGCTGCCTAATGGTCAGATTACTCATTTGATGCGAAAGCAGGTAGCAGCTCGTTTAAACCTTGAAGCTGCTGCTTGACGGTTGCAATGTAGTCCGGGAGCTGTGGGGTCATACCTGCGCGAACCTGTTGTCTTAATGAGTTGAGGTCTTGCGCGGAACGCTGCCAAAGATCACGGCGCTTGCGGTGAATTTCACGGATGATGTTTTTGTCTGGGTCAACACCGATTGCCTGTTTACGGCCATTGATGTCGGTTGATTTAACGCCTGAGGAATCTCGAAAGCCTGAGCGTGTGGTCTGACTCTCGAAGTCTTGGGACTCGTAAGCAGCGGTGCAGTGGCAGATGATCGCAAGGTCTGAACCACCATGGCGGTGAAGCACACCGTCGATCACGGTGCCGTCATAGTCAGGCAGGTAGTCGTTGAGCAGGCCATCACCGTTGGAAACAATGCCGGAGTCGTAGCAGGCGAAGCAAGCGACCTTTGGTGCGTAAAAGGTCGTGTCGCGGTCGAGTGACGACCGCTTGTGCGAAGAAATCATTGTGACCAGGGGTGTTTAGAAGGGATCACCTTCCTGGGCGTCAGAATGCAGCAGGGGTGCAGGTTGTGCCTTTGCGGTTGTGGCAGTTTCCAGAAAGGATTCATAGCGGCCATCACGCAGCCATCTGAAGCAATCGGGGAAAGGGCTCGCGAAGCCGCCGTTGCGCTCCGCTATGGCCTGATCCTTAAGGGCAGCCATCAAAGCGCCTTCTAGGGCCTTCTGAGGGCCTTTGGCGAGCTTCTTGTATTCAGCCCATGCCTTGGGCTTCGACTGGCCTGAAGCACGCTTCTTGATTTTTTGGTATCGCTGCCAAAAGGCCAGGAACTCCTCGGAGTAGGCCGGCTTGCCGCGTTTTAGGCCTTTTGCAGCTTTATGGCTGTTATTTAGTTCTTCTGTATCTAGTTCTCTTGTATTTAGTTCTGGCGGCAGCTCCTGCCGGGGGGGGAGGCATATCCTGCCGGGGGGTGCGGCAAATAATGCCGGGGTAGGGGCAGATTTTGCCGCCCCATCAAAATTAGGCTCTGGCGTGTTTGCCAGGTGGTTGACGGTCACTCGGTAAAGGTTTGTCGAGCTGTGCCCTTGGTCGGTGAAACGCCTTTCACGCTGCAGCAATCCCATCGACTCAAGCTGGCCGAGCACAGCGCGAGCAGTGCGAACAGAGACGCATGCACCATCCGCGATCGTTTTGAGACTTGGCCAGCAGTTCGCATTAGATCCCGTGAAGGTTTGAATCACCCAAAGAACAGCTAATTGATTGGGTTGAAGTTTTCCCCGTAGGGCTGATGGCAGGGCTGTGAAGGGCACACCTTGCGAAAGAAATGACATGACTTAAAATCGATTTGCAAAGGACATTTGCGAAAGGGGCATTGCGGGGTTGTGGTGACCCCGTTTTTTTATGGATTGCATCCGGTACGAGATCGACATTCAGGGGATCGAACCCGCACCGCAAGGGTCGAAGGTTCGCACGCGTTACGGCATGCGTGAAGCGTCAAAGCGCGTTGGCCCTTGGCGTGATGCCGTCAGATCTGAAGCTCTTGCCGCACGACAGCCGCTGATTGAAGGCGCCTGCAAGGTGACAGCTGAGTTCAGGTTTCTGCGGCCTGCGTCGCATCTAACCGCAAAAGGGCTGGCTAGCAAGGCTTACCGGCAGCACTACACGGTCAAACGCAACGATATTGACAAGTGCTGCAGAAGCACGCTGGATGGCCTCAGCGGCGCAGCGTATGCCGATGACTGCCTTGTGGTGGAGCTTCACGCCTCGCAGCGATATTGCGTGCCAGGCGAAAGGCCCGGTGCGTTTGTGACGGTCGAAGAACTGCCCTAATCCCCTGCACAGACTTAGCAAGCAGAGCCATACTTCGGCCAGTTCAGGCAACCACCCCGATGCTTTACTTCCACGAAACAACCCGCTACGAAGCCATGCAGGACGAGTGGGAAGACAACCAGCCACAGCACACGCCTTGCTGGCAGTTTGAGATCCCTTCAATTGGTGTTCTCGATTGGACCACAGACGAGGCCGAGTTGAATGGCTGGGTAAAAGCTGCAATCGCCTGCGGCCAAGGCTTCAAAAAAAACCTTTGTGGCTCCTTTCTGATGAGCCTCAGACATCGCATTACCGGCGATAGCTGGGAGCGCATACAAAACCAAGCCAAGGCCGATGCACAAGTTGCGTTTGAAACTGGCAAAACCAAGGGCCTCACTGCTCTTGGTCGTGCTTACTATCAAAAACTCACTAATGGCAAAGCCAGTGGACTACACAATCGGTCAGCTCAGAAAAAAGCTTAAAGAGCAGGGCTGGCAGGTTTGGGCTTTTGATGGTGAAAACCAAAGCCGCACGTATTACGCCAAGCACCTTAAAACCGGCGAAGAATTTGACGGCACTTTGGCTGAGTTCAAGTTAATAGCAAAAAATGTTCTTTCACTTTGACCACATGAACAGCTCCCTCAACGATTGTGGTCCGTTGTTTAACTATCCAACGGCCCCACACAACAACACAACAACCAGCCGTGATGCCGCTGAAAGCATCAAGCCACAGGTCAATCGCCTGTGCTCTGAAGTGCTCCGCTGCATTCGCAACAGCCCTAACGGGATGACCTGCGACGAGGCAGAGGTTGCGTTGTGCATGCCGCATCAAACGTGCAGCGCACGGTTTCGCGACCTTGCCAAAAGCGAGCCGCCGTTCATTGTCAAAAAGAAAGCATTTGATGGCAGTGATTTAAAGCGCGACACGCGCACTGGACGCGGGGCGTGTGTGTGGGTGGTCAGCGATTAACTGTGCCAATCAGATTTCTGGCCCAATCCCCTGCACAGGGGTGGCAATCAGGCCCATACTGCCTTCAGTTCAAACAACCACCCCATGAACAAGCTGAACGACGATATGCAGGCGATGCTCGACTGCCCAGTGCACGAGTTATCTGATCTCAGTATTTCAAAAATTCGCCTTTGGTTGTTGAGCAAAAACTCTGAAATCCAAAGCGAAATCGCAAGCCGCCAAACCGATTCCTTTTCAAACCAATGAACAGACTCTACCGATCACAATCCTTCCCTTGCTGGATGGCACCGCTTTTTACCTGCACCTTGCTGGTTCTGTTTGGCGGCGCTTTCTGGGTCAGCCTTACAGGAACTTTGGATCAGATGACCGAGCGCGACTGCCGCTTAGGCGTTCAGGCCGCCTGCGAGGAGCTTAAGCGATGAGCAGCACTAACAAGTTTTCATACACAGGCTTTGGCATTCCTGACGAAGCTCCGAAGAGAAGGTGGGGGCATTGGCTCTTTGTCAGCTCAAACCTCACGCTTCTGCACGACAACGGCTACGAGATAGATCTCGAAAGAATTAACAGTTGCGCCGAAATGCTTGATTGGATTTTTCAACTTAATCACAAAGTGAGTCGTCACTACGGGGAGGATGTCGTAAAAGAACTCGTTGAAGCTTTTGACGACATTTTTGAGCCTCAAGGCAACTGCTGTTCGATGGGTAACGAAAGACCCTTTAGCGGCACAAAGCTGGCTAAGGCTTACGCCCTACAACTCAAAGAAAGTAAATAGGAGGACAAACCCCGTGAAACAACCACCCCTGGCCGATAAGACAGGGTCTGCCCGTTTGCAGACTACACGCAAAATGACGCAGAACGAAGTCCTTAGAACATTCAGGGCCTGCCAGTCCCATGGCGGGTCATTTATGCGGACCTTGGCCACCGCTGGCCTTGTGGCCGATCCTGAGAACGTCGCCAAGATCCTCAGGACATGGCCTCAGATCGAAGCGGTGTACGGCCCTGGCAGCAAGTTCTACGAGCAGGAGCAGTTCTGATGCCTGAGTTCAAACACGGCGACGAGGGTTATTTTGATGACCCTGCATACAGTCAAAGCGACTTAAAAGCCGTGCTCGATTGCCCGCAACTGCTGTGGGAGATGAAGCACAACGGCGGACGGCGAAAGCAACCCACTGCGGCAATGCAGAGCGGGACCATTGATCACATGGCCGTTTTGGAGCCTGACAGGTTTGACAAAACCTATGCAGTCTGTGGACCGCGAAACACAAAAGCAGGGAAGGCCGCCGCTAAAGCTGCCGAAGATGCTGGCCTTGAGCCAATCACTCAAGCTCAATACGTTGAGGCGCACAACGTCAATGCCGCAATCAGGCAGCACCCACTGGCAAAACAATTGCTAACAGATGGTCTCCCTGAGGTTTCCATTTATGGGGAAGATGCAGGCACCGGCCTGAAGGTCAAAGGGAAGCTTGATTGGCTTGACGATCAGACGATTGTTGACCTGAAAACTGCCGGCCCTGGCGGTGCAAGCCCTACTGCATTCACAAAACAAATCGTCAACTTTAAATATCATTTGCAGGCTGCCCATTATTTAGAATTGGCGCAGGCAAAAACCTTCATTTTTCTAGTTGTCGAGCGTGAGCCGCCTTATCAAATCGGTATCTACGAACTAGACAATGACGCCTTAACTGAAGGCCGATGGCTACGCAAAAAAGCACTAGACACCGTGGCATTTTGCCGCGCTGCTAATAGCTGGCCCGGTTACACGCCAAACCAACCCCAAACCCTTTCGCTGCCCGCCTGGGCATTCGACTCATGAGCTTTTCAAAAGAACAAGCCGAGGCCTTAATTCAGCCTCTTGATCGCAAGCACGTCAAAAGCCGCTCAGGTGGTGGGAACAGACAGCTTTCTTACATTGAGGGCTGGCATGCAATCGCAGAAGCCAACCGCATTTTTGGCTTTGGTGGATGGACTAGCGAAACGCTTCAGATGGAATGCGTCTGCATGGAAGGCACCATCAGTTACATCGCAAAGGTGCGCGTGACAGTTGAAGGCATCAGCCGTGAAGGCTGGGGCGCTGGTCATGGACGCGGCGGCAGCGTAGGAGACAAGCACGAATCAGCCGTGAAGGAAGCCGAAACAGACGCCCGCAAACGTGCATTGATGACCTTTGGCAATCAGTTTGGCCTGGCCCTTTATGACAAAGAGCAAGCCAATGTTGAGGGTGGCAGCACAGCCAAGCCAAGTTCAGTCAAGTCCGAGCCGCCCGCTGAATACAAACGCGAAGCTGTCGTTGCGGTAGACACAGCAAAAAAGGCAAAGGACTGGAAAGACAAAATCAAAACCTTAGGCAATGACACCGATTGGTCAACAATCGAGGTGCACATTCGTCAAGACAAGGACTTCAATCAAAGTCAAATCAAGGTATTGCTTCAAGCGTTGTCTGATGCAAAAGCTAGAGCTGCTGAATTTTCCAACGTAAAATCATGACCCCAAAACGAAATCGATATGCTGGACTCAACGCTGCTCAAAAGAATGATTTTGTGCGCTTGAGCCCAAAAGAATGGAAGGAGTTTTTTGATAACTCAAACGCAAGGACTCTCCGCAAAACTTATGGGCAGTTATGTCGACGCGGAGGGCCGGAATGGGAACGAATTAAAGATATGTTTATTCAAGCCTTAAAAGACAAATCTGATTAAACCCAACGTAAAATCATGACCCAAGATCAGTATGACCCGGACTACGCCGGACCCTTTTTCACTGAACAGCAGTTAGCGCAACGCTGGGGCAAACATACGAGCACATTGGCCAGGTATCGCAAGCACGGAACTGGCCCTGTGTTCTACAAAGTGTCCCAACTTGCGTACGGTCCCAGAATACCGGTGATCCGTTACAGGCTCCACGACGTGCTGGCCTACGAGCTGGCAAATTCAATCTTTCCTGATCTACACAACAATGTCTGAATACATCGCAGCACTGCCCGTCAACGGCAAATGGAGCGTTTACGAAAACGGTCCTGACCACGAATACAGGCCCAATGGCAAAAGGCTTGTGCTCAAGATTCCCGTCGAATCTGTTGCAGCGTATGCGCAGTATTTGATGACCCTTGCGGATGACACCAGCAAGCACAAAGACATGAATGTCTGGGACTTTGCTGCCAAGCAATCCAAGTCAGTCAAGTGCATCAATGTCAGCCACAACGCAAAAGACGGCGCAACGGATGATGATGGCTGGTATGGCAGCATTGCCCCGGCTGCACTGACCCCACCAGCTGCACCGCAAGGCTGTCCAATGCCTGGAACACTGCAAGGCAGCAACGACAACGACATCCCGTTTTGATGGCAAGCCCTGAACTAGAAGCGTTTCACGCGCTTGACGGTATGGGCATGATCTTGGAGGGCGAGTTCTTCTCGCCTTCTAAGGCACAAGAAAGCCATTACACAGAATTGCTTGAAGCGGTTGAGAAAATACGAAAGCAACCGATCAAGCGGAGTGCATCATTTCATCAGAATCAATCTCAGCAATTCGCTGCACAGCCTGGCTCAAAAGACGTGACTGGTGCCACGACGTGCGAATGAGAGAGCTGCACAACTCTTGCAGTGCCTGTACGTCTTCGACGTTGTAAATCGATCTGATCTGCCGCTCAAGGGTTAGTTCTTCTTGCAATTCCAGCTGTACCGACATCCAATTCCAGCTCATGGGCTTTCAAGGATTGAAGAACTTTGCGCTCCTCTGAATAAGGAACCCGTACTCGCATGTAATCATGCACGCTGTGAATTAGCCAGTCCGGCGGCCAACAGTTGCCCCAGTTGACGGGCTGAGCACAGCCAACAACCACCGTGCTGTAGAAGGCGACGAGATATGACCACAGCCAATAAAGGTTCAATCTTCTAGCCCGCCTTCAATTTTTGTCAGTGGAGCAGGCTGTAAAGCTGTAACTGACACGCCTTCCTGTTGGTCAAGCCATTCTCGCAAAGCCAGGCCTGTAGGGGTGTAGCGCGGCCATTTCACCGCCTTGAGCACATCAGCAGGAGTCAAGCAAATGAAGCTTGCATGCGGCACCCAAACCAGATAGCTCGCAGGGCCTTCGCGTGGTTTGCGATAGGTGACCCTTAACGCGTCGGCTCGTCTGAACTCTTTTGCTGCTGTCATCTGATCAGTTTTTGTTTACCGTGTGCGCTCCCTCTCTTTGAGCGGGTCAGTCAGGCTTGCAGGGGTGCCCGGCCTGCTAATTAGCTCATGGCGCGAGAACCATGCGCAGTGCCCCAATCATTCGTCATCTACAAGGATGACCCAGCCAGAGCCTGGGCCTTCGACCATCCAGCGTTGATTAAAGGTACTGCGCGGAACCCTTACGTTCTTCCCGCCATAACGGGAGTGTCCACCCTCTTCGATTTTTGGTTTTCCCATGGGGTCGTGCATCACCCACTGTGCATCACCCTCTTGCCCAGCATTTTCAAAACCCACGATTAGTGACCAGTGACCGCACGTTTGCGAGCCACATTCTGGCGGCTCACCGCGAAGCAAATTTCCGCGATGGAGCCAGCCAGCCATGACTGGACGACCGCTAGCAATTTCTGCTTCAACTAGAGCCGCATCCCCATCTGCTCTGAACTCAGCGTTGAGCTTTAGCTCTCTCAGGGCTCTTATCTGAGCTTTGATGTCTGTCGTGTCTCCAAATCTCTTCCGCACCTCTGAGTAGGCGTCTGCGCTGGGCACCCGGTTGTACATAATGGCCAGCATTGCTGCGGATGCGTCTAGACATCTTCGATGACCGTTGCGCCTGAAATTTAGTTGGTGCACGTAAGGAACGATTGCCCGTTGTGCAATGCCGCTAGCTTTCCACGACTCAAACCAAGCCGCATCTTCAGCTAACAACTCTTCAGGCATCGCGTCTTCCAGCTCCTTAATTGCAGCGAGTTGATGCGGGCTGTCAGATCTGAAGAACGAGAAAAAGGGGAGCAACGCGAGGCTCATCAGGTTTCCAAGGCGAGGCGTCATCTCGTTAATGCTGCCGCGTCACAGCCTCTACCGCCATCAAGAAAACCTGCGTAGTAGATCAAGCCAGCACTAGTCAACATAACGCCAGACATAACCGTCGTGATCCCCAAAAGCACTGTGAAGATGACGCGCTTTCGGATCACTTGTCAGCAACCGGTGGGAATAGATTTTTCTCTAGGAAGGCCGCCACAGAATCATCAACTGTGTTGTCGGAGCGTTTTGCGTATGCCTTGATCAGATCCACCACCAAACGCTTCAGACTCTCAGACCGCAAAAACCTAAAAAGGATTGGCTTCAGGATCAGGAACATTGGAACTGTTCAACTACTGAAAGTCTAGTTTCTGTTCGCGTGGCCCTCAACTTTCGCCATCGCCTGCTCAAGCGCCCCAAGCCTGGCGAAGATCTCTTGGTCAACGCTTTTCATATCTGTGTGCAGCACGTCTAGCTGACGGCTGAGATTGTCTACGGCAACGGTCAAGCGCACCAGCGAATCTCTGCCCTGCTGGCTTTGCGTTCTAAGTCCAGATACCGCAAGCCCGGCTACGGTTACAGCAGAGCCGAGTGCCGCCGCGTAGATTTCGACCATGCCCCGACCTCAGCACTGATTACATCATGGCAGAAACCAAAGAAGTGCAACCGCAAGAACAAGAGGAACCGAATCACTCTTGGCTAGGCGATGCAGTCCGCGTCACGATCTTGCTTTGGTCCATGGGAATCCTGACAGCTAATTATTTGGGGATCTTTTCGCAGTCTGTTGATCCGACCTTCCCAGCATCCTTGCTAACCGGAACTGCAGCAACTTACACACCTGCTCTTGGCAAGCTAAAAAAGAAAAAGGAAGAGACTAAAGTTGAACAAACGGAGTCACCAAAATGAAGCACTTCCTGCCTTTGGTTACGTTGCTGGCTTTTGGCCCAGCAGCAAACGCTGATCTAAATCACAAGATCCAAAGCAGTGTTTCGCTCCAGGTTGGTGGTGCGATGACAACCGCAGAAAGGATCGGAAGTTCGTTCAGCATTAGTGGCTCAGGTGTGGACAGTACGGATGGAACTACAGCGAACACCATTTCAGCAGGCACAATCACTTCCGGTGTTTACGCCCCAGGCACAATTTCTGTGACGCAGGACACACCTGGCAACGCTTTCAGCTTCAGTCAGTCATACCTACAAGGTGACGCCGTTCCAACATCAGCCGTCACTGCAGGCACTGTCCCTAACTTCTCAAGCTTGCAGTCCACATCCGCAGGCACTCCGGGAGACTTGGCGGGCACCGTCAGTTCAGCAGGGGCACTCACAATCACCGCAGGGGGTGCCAACACTCTTGGCATTGGCCAGTTCGTAACTGAACTCACCATCGACTGATGCGTGTTCTGTTTCTGCTGTTGTGCGGACTAATAGGCGAAGCGTTTGCTTTTGCTCAGCCAGCACAATCCGTTCCAGTGGTGCCCAATTTTTCAACTGGTTCGATGACCAGTCATACAGAAACAAGCAGTAAGGTCACTGAAACAATTGTCAGTGAGTCATACGGCACAGGCTGGCAATACTCTGTCAGTGGCACCAACATTGAACCCGTCGGTGGCGCAAGCCTTACGCCAGGCACAACAACAGTAAATGGATGGTCAGCCCTAGACGTCAACAACAAGCCAAGCTGGAAGATCACCAATCCAGGTGGTGCGTTTCAGTTTGTCGAAACGTATTCAGGGCCAGGACTCAGCAATGTGACCACCATCCAGCGCGTTACCGAAATCGAGCAAATTACCGACACTATTTCTACCTTCTCGCAGTAGTCCTAGCGTCACCTGCTAACGCCGAAACAATCGGTGGCGTGTCTGCCACTGCCGCTCCAACTGCCACTAGCTCTGGCAGCGTCACCAATCAAGCGGTGATGATTGCGCCCAGCGCAGCGTTCCAGAATACCTATGGCAACGGCATTCAATGCCAAGGCCCAACCCTTACCGTCACGCCCTATGTCAACAGATCCAAAAGCTATCAGCTTCCGTACGTGGATACCTTTCCTGAGCCTGTATATGATCTTTCTGATCTTGATGAGGATGGGGTACTCGACAATCCTGGACGAGTCCTCTACACAATGCCCACAAGGACAGGTCAAAAAGACACTCACAACTGGTCAGGTGGTTTGTCGATCCAGGCAACAATTCCTCTAGACGGTGGCCTTCAGGAACGCTGCAAAGCGATGGTTGATGCCAACATCCGCCTGCATCAGCAGGTTGTAGAGACAAAACGGCTTGAGTATGAAATTGCCAGGCTCAAAAACTGCGGCGAACTCAAGCTAAAAGGCATCGAGTTTCACCCCAAGTCGCCTTACTTTGCTGTCTGCGCTGACGTAATGATCAAGCCAAAGCCTGGGCAAGTTCTGCCGCACAGGCATGCTATTTCCGCGCCAACCGCTGCGCCTGCCTCCTCTCAAACACGCTTACCGGTTCCCCCTTACGACCCAGCAACCCCTGGATCTTCTTTGCAATCTTCTTCACAGCAGGTTTCACAGCCTTGAGCAGCAGCGGAGTCGCTAGACCAGCTGACACGCCAACCATCGCAGTGATCGCGACGGGCGTCACCTCAGCCAAACTGGGTACAGCCTTAGCCACTTGTTCAGGCAGTGGGATGCTTTCATATAGCACTTTGCACTCACCCTCTCGTATCTCATAACCAGCAATCCTCTCGCCGTCACCTACTAACGTGCCAACCTTTTTAGCCCTCAGCGGCGGACATCTCGGATCTTGATCAAAAGCCGGCTGAGGAAGTTTCGGCGTAATTGGCGTTGGCGCTGGTGGAGCTGGAGGCGCAGGCGGCGGGTTAGGCAAGACCGGAGGAGGATCAGCCACAAGTTTCTCGGGCCTGAAGTCCATCGGGTCAAAACCCGGCATATCAATTACCGGAACCCCAATGTTGTGCGTCACCGGAGGCGCAGCAGGAATTGACAGAACTGGAGCGTTCACCCAAACCCTGTCTACGCCTATTTCAGGAATCTCAGGCACTAGAAGGGAATCGCAACCCCAGTGGTACTGGGCATTAATTCTTTGACCTGGCTGGGCATTGCCTCAGTCACAGAGTCACTCAGAGCACTGTGCATTTTTTCAATCATCAGCGCCTGAATCCTGTCCAGGTTTTCTTCTACAAGCGCCGGACCACGCACCACAGCAACCACAATCAGCGTGGTGTTGGCAGCAGCAAGGACAAAACCAACGCCCCCAAGAATGTTCAGGTACTTCTGCATGACTAGGGCTGGTTTGTAAATGATTGCCCTCTGATGGGTGTGAGGAAACACCAGAGGGCTGCGGGTGTGTTCAGGTCCGCTTTAGCAGACTAATCAGAACAGGAACTTGACGCCAGCCTTGCCGCCGTAG